ATGCATACAAGCAACAGGACGTGGTAATACTCAATGACTTCCGTGGCCATATAGCCTACGGGGAGCTACTCCAGATGGTGGACAAGTGGCCGTACGCCGTGAGACGGCGGGGGCGACAGCCGATGCCGTTCACCTCGGGCACCGTGGTCGTGACGTCCAGCCTCCACCCCAAAGATGTCTACAAAAACCTATCGGTCAACGACAGCCTGAAGCAGCTTGAGCGACGCTTCGAGATCATCGAGCTCACCAAAGCGGAGGTAGAAAACTGCACATAGGTGGTCAGGGGAATCTAGACCCTGACCCCTGTGCAAAAAATCGCTAGAAACGGGCAAAAAGGGAGCTATAGCGGCTCACGCCTTGGCCTTATATCCCTAACGGGATATAAGTCCAATTCCCCCTGCATGTGACTAATGCAGATGGGGGGATAGGCCCTGCAGTATTGTTCCGAGCTTCCACCCTGCGGGCGGAGCCAGCTCGGCGTTGGGGATTGCCAACACGCGCAACAACAACAACGCGCTTACATAGGTGTCTTGACAGTGAAGGTACAGTGAGCTGCCATGTTGACGCCATTATCTCCGTCAGTAGCGTAGCCGCCGATGTGTGTGATTATATAAAGACGATCTGTCTGTTCAGTATCAGACTCGGTCACACTTTTCCATGTGGAGATTTGTCCGCGAGAGCTCACACCTGTCTGGGTGGCGATCCTTGTGTTTAAGCGCTGACGAATAGTTACATACTGGGACTGAGCGCGGGGGACAGTGACGGCAACATCGTCGTCACCTTCTTCTTCTTGCATAATATTCTGCAACATAAAGCGACGGTGTGCCTTGATCTTAAAGACTTTGGGATTAAGACGGGGGAGGGAGCTAAACGGTGCGTTTGAATTACGTGTATTGTAATACTCCCCCTGGGCAGAAGCGTTGAGACCAGTTGTAGCCGATGTCGTGGTAAGGTCGTCGGTACGGTCAAGTATCTGTGCTGCGGCCTCTTTATGTAGAGACACGAGCCACACGTTCACCCACTTTTGAGTCAATGCATTGACCGAATTCTTGGGAGTGAACATTGCGCAGAAATTCAGGTACACGACGGTGGCAGCCTTGGGAGCAATCGACTGTTCCTGGCTGGAGAATACCTCTTGCCACTCGTTGGGTTTAAGTATCGGGAACACGTTGAATGCATCGGACGTTTCCGCTGAGCGGGTGACGGGCGGGAGCAGGTCAGTCGTGGCGATGGGCATATCAAATTTTGTGTACTGCCAGAGCTGACGGGTAGACCTTTTGATAGTGTCGACCTGTTTCTGCAGACGATAAATCTGGTTCTTCTGGGTATAAGCAGTGGGGCGCCTCCATGCAATAGAGCGCGTGCCCCTGCGGCGCCTGTAGCGGCGGCGGTAGCGTCGTCGGTATCCGTACCCCATGGTACCTTTATATATAGAAATGGGAGAACCTCGGTATAAAGAAAGCACGTACGTAAGAGGTGTAACCCCCCCTGCTACCCTCTTATCTTTATATAAAGATGTCTTGCGAACGTGTTCGTGCTTTCTGCGGTGCCGAGTTCGGCGAGAAGGGTTGCGCCATGCGTGCACCCCCTGCCGAGATGAAAGGTGTCACCTACTTTTGCGGTGCACCCGAGGTATGCCCGAGCACGGGTAGACCCCATTTACAATTCATGATCTACTTCAAAAACGGGAAGACCCTGTCCGCTGCCATGAAATGGGTGAAGAAGAACCTAGGGTTCACCAGCCCGATGAAGATTTGCAAGGGTACACCCGCGGAGAATAGGGTATACTGTGGCGCTGAGGATTACACATGTGAAAAGACGAAAAAGACAAAGAAGGCTAACCCTGAATTTTTTGAGTTTGGTGAGTGCCCGGCTATGGGTCGACGCGTTGACCTGGAAGAAATCAAAGATGACATTTTGGCGGGCGAGTATACCGTCGATGAGCTGTGTTGCATCAACCCTGTCATGGTGGACAAGTATGGGCGCACGCTGGATCGTCTTGAGGACATTCGTATGCGTGGCATTGAACGCACCGAGATGACAAAGGGCATCTGGTACTGGGGCCCTACCGGTGTGGGCAAGACCCACAGAGCGGCCGAGACCCCGGGGACAAAATACTGGGTCCCGAATGACGGTGGGTGGTGGGATGCATACAAGCAACAGGACGTGGTAATACTCAATGACTTCCGTGGCCATATAGCCTACGGGGAGCTACTCCAGATGGTGGACAAGTGGCC